GCGCAACCCGTCCCTCAAGCCGCTATGCCGCAAGCTAGACCCGTTGCCCCGCCTATGCAAGCCAGACCCGTTGCCGCGCCTGTGCAACCCGTTGCGGCCCCTGTATCGCCTAATCCAGCCTTGGCTGCCGCCTTGTCGCCAAAAGCAAAACAAGAATTGTTGGTAAACCAAGCAAAAAATCAACAAGCGGCGGCAGATACATTGCCACAAGTCAACCAACAAGGTCAAACGTTAATAAATGGAATTAACGAAATGATTGGCGTAAAAGGCGCAAATGGCAAAGTTTTAATTCCTGAACACAAAGGATTAACAGACGTAGTTGGCACAATGATCCCGTTTGAGTACAAGCCATTTCAAGGCGGTACGCCTGGCGCTGACTTTAAAGCTCTGTATGACCAAGTTAAAGGCGGTGCTTTCCTTGAAGCTGTTCAACGCATGAAAGGATCTGGCGCAATATCTGAAATTGAAGGAACCAAAGCCACAGCCGCCTTGACAGAAGCCTCTGCATCACAATCACCTGATGCGTTTAGAGCCGCATTGTCTAAATTTAGAGATGCAATTCAAACGGGAATGAGAAATGCTGCAGCTAAAGCGGGAAAAATTCCGACTTACAACCCCGCAACTGGAAAGGTTGAGTAATGTCTGAATTTAAAACCATACAAATTCCAAATTATGGGCCAGTTAACTTTCCCGTTAGTATGTCGGATGATCAAGTTAACGCGGCAATTGTTAAGATTACGCAAGCGCCGCCAACTTTGGACATATTTGGCACTGACTCACAACCCGCAGTAGATAAAACAGTCGAATCCCCTGCAATGATGCAAGGCCGACAAGCTGACTTGTCAATGCCTAGCAAAATGGGTTTAGCGGCGGCTCAAGGTCTAACTTTTAACTTTGCGCCCAAGATTGCAGGCGTTGGCGCGGCGGGTTTGGACATTCTGCAACGTGGTACAGAGTCTAATCCGACCGAGGCTTACGCAAATACCCGTGATTACGTCAAAGGGGTAAATGAGCAATTTAGAGAAACCAACCCCAAAACAGCATTTGCAAGTGAATTAGTTGGCGGTTTGCCTTTGCTGATGACTCCGATGGGGATGACAAGCAAAGCGGCGCAAACAGCAGAGGCATTGTCAGCGGCTCAAAAGATGGCAATGGCTGCAAAAATGGCGGGTACGCAAGGAACTATTTCTGCTGTTGGCGCTTCTGATATCAATCCTGTAACAAACCCCACAGAATACGCTCAAGATATTGCCAAAAAAGGAGCAATTGCTGCGGCATCTGGTGGTATTTTTTCTGGTGCGGGACAAGGCGTTTATAACGTGGGCAGCAATGTTGCGCAAAGGTATATTCCTGAAAGCGCAATGGATGCGGCTCGGATTAAACTTGCTCAAGCCTTACAGCGTGGTTCAAGCTCGGACGGCTCAAACTCTGTTTTGTTGCGTGTTCAACGTGAAATGGGCTTAAACCCTAATGCAAGCATTGCGCAAGCGGGCGGCCCAAGTGCGTTGGGTCAATTGGATGTGTTGGCCTCCATGCCAGGCCAAGCTAAAACGCTGGTAGAGCGCAGAATTCGTGAGCAACAGATGTTTAGACCTGAACGCCTTGTAAACGCGGCTGACGAGGCTCTAGGCACTCAGGGTAAGGGTTTTACAGCCACACTAGAAGCATTGGATGCGGTTAAAAAATCTACTTCTGCGCCTTTGTATAAACAGCTTGAAAACGTATCGGTAAAGATTGATCCTGATTTGCAATCGCTAATTCAAGCCTCAACGTCTGCACATGGAAAAGCTGAATTGTTGACGCAATTGAATAGACAGTTACCAATTGACATCTCCAAGCTAAAGGCGGGCGATGATGTTCCTCTCAAAGTTTTGGATGTTGTCAAGCAATCACTTTATGACATGGGTGAATCAGCCCGTGGCGAGTTTGGCAAAGCAACAAACACAAGCCGAGCTTATGATGATCTAAGAGTGGCGCTGACTAAAAAACTTGAAGCCTTATCACCTGCCGATAAAAATGGTTCAATCTACCGTCAAGCATTGGACGCCTACGCTGGCCCTTCACAGTTGAGCAATGCTGTTGTAAAGGGTAGAACCGCCATGAAGCAAGACGATATTGCATTGTCCGACTTGATGGGCAATATGTCGCCAAGCGAAATAGAGGCTTTCCGCATAGGTGCATTGCAGTCTTTAAAAGACAAAGTTGGTACAGAGGCGGGTCAAACATCACTTCTAAAGATGTGGAAAGAACCATCGACTAGTAACAGACTCAAAGAAATATTTGGAGACAACTATCAAAGGTTTGCTCAGGATGTGGCCAAAGAAGCCAGGTTAAAACCTTTGGAACAAGTCGGACGAGGTTCGGGAACATTTTCTCGAATGGCTGGCGCTGAAGATTTGGGCGTCATGCCGACCACAATGGCGGCGGGCAAAGCAGTGGCAAATGCAGCAACTGGCAACCCATTGGCGGCGGTGGGTGAGGCAACAAATGTCAAGAACAGAATTGGGCAAGTAATTAACCAAATGCCCGAGGCAACACGCAATGAACTTGCTAAAATGCTATTGATGCGAGGCCCAACGGGACAGTTAGAAGTAGAAAACACAGCGGCTTTGATTCGTGCTTTAAACCAAAGATCAACGCAAATGCAAACGGGTGGTGGCTCAATCATTGGGCAAAACATTGACCAATACGGAAGATAAGGAAACAAAATGAGTTACAACGGTTCAGGCACGTTCAATATCAACACAGCGGGCCAACCCGTTGTTACAGGCACAGTAATCACCAGCACAGCGTTTAATGCGCTGACTGCTGATTTGGCAAGCGGTTTAACGACCGCATTGACAAAAGATGGACAAACCACACCCACGGCAAACATCCCAATGGGGACGTTCAAGATAACGGGTTTGGGCGCGGGTACTGCGCTAACTGATGCGGCTCAATTTGGTCAATTGCAAGCGGGCGCAACTCAAATTGCAGTTGTTACAGGCACAGACACATTAGCGGGTACTTTAACGCCAACCCCGACTGCTTACGCCACAGGCAATTTGTTTTCATTTGTTGCAGTTAATACAAATACCGGAGCTGCCACAATTAACCTAAACAGTTTGGGCGCTAAGAGCATTACAAAACTAGGCTCAACAGCGTTAGCTGCGGGCGACATTGTAAGTGGTCGAATTTATTTGATTGAATACGATGGAACTCGATTCCAGTTGCTCAACCCATCAGCCTCAAGCGTTGCATCGTTTAGTGCGGGTTCTACGGGCTTTACACCATCCACAGCCACAACAGGCGCGGTGACCCTTGCAGGCACACTTGCCACCACAAACGGCGGCACAGGGCTAACATCCTTCACTGCTAACGGTGTTGTCTACGCATCGTCTTCAAGTGCATTGACTACTGGTTCTGCGTTGCAATTTGATGGGACTAACTTGGGTGTGGGCGTTACCCTTGCTTCTTGGAGTTTGGCAAACTACAAGGCTTTACAAGTTGGTAATTCAAGTATTTTTTCAAGCGTCACATCTGGCGATTCAAACTTTACTTCAAACGCTTATTACAACTCTGGCTGGAAATACATTGTCAATGCCGCAGCGTCTTATTACAGCCAAAACGGTGGAACTCATTATTGGTACAACGCACCTTCTGGCACAGCAGGCAACGCCATTACTTTCACCCAAGCAATGACGCTTGATGCCAGTGGGAATTTGCTGGTGGGTACTACGACAGCACGAACCACTCTTACAGTTGCTGGCAGCATTTCACTTGGTGCTACACCCGCAGGTGGAGTCGCTGGAACAGCATACTCAGTTGTTGGTAATTCTGCCAACAGCGGCAGTGCTAATGGTGGCGATTTAACAGTTGTTGCTGGCGGTGGTTCTGGCGCTGGAACAAACGGAAATTTAACACTTCGTGCTGGACAAACTGTATCAACAGGCTCTGTTACCACTGGTGGAAACTTAATACTGGAAAGCGGCAAGCCTTCAGACGGTTTGGCTAGTGGCTACATTGCTTTTAACGGTTATTCTGGAAATCCTTCTATTGCCACAGAACGTGCCCGTATTGACTCCTCCGGTAACCTTGGACTGGGTGTTACTCCGAGTGCTTGGGCAACTTTTACAGCGCAACAAATTGGCCCTGCTGGTGGCATGAGTCTTTATGCTAGCGCTGACAACGTAAACATTGCTGCGAACGTATATTACAACGCTGGTTATAAGCGTGTTGGTGCATACGCAGCAAGTTCATATCAGCAAGGTAGTGGAGCACATTATTGGAATACAGCGGCATCAAGTACAGCGGGAAGTGCCATCACGTTTACTCAGGCGATGACGCTGGATGCCAGTGGGAATTTGCTGGTGGGGACTACGAGTACAAATCCTGTTGGAACCCGTGTTAATGGTAATTTTATAAATGCTGGAGGCGGCTCTAACATTCGTGGAGCAAGCGGAAATACTGCATTGGGATTAAACGTAACCAGTGGAACTCATATAACTTTTTATACTGATAATGGTTCAGCAGCAGTTAGTGCTGGAACAATTACTTCAAGTGGTGCTGCGACACTTTACAACGCCACATCTGATTATCGTTTAAAAACAGTTGTTGGGTCTATTGTTGATTCTGGCACTCGCATTGACGCACTTGAACCTATCGAGTACGAATGGAAAGAAGATGGAAAGCGCACTCGTGGTTTCTTGGCGCATAAATTCCAAGAGATATATGCAAACAGCGTAAGTGGATTAAAAGACGCTGTAGATATTGATGGCAAGCCAATCTATCAAGCAATGCAAGCAAGTAGCTCTGAGGTTATTGCTGACCTTGTTGCTGAAATTCAATCATTACGCAAACGCCTCACGGCACTTGAATCAACTTAAAGGAAAAGCATGACTACATTTACTTGGTCTATCCCCCAAATGGATCGCCTGACCTCTGACGGCTTTGTCGTCACAGTGCATTACATTGTCAACGCAGTGGATGGCACTTACAACGCCTCAACCTACGGCACTGTAGGCTACACACAGCAGCCCGGTGAAACATTCGTCCCCTACGCTGACCTGACCGAAGCCATTGTGGTTGGTTGGGTTCAAAATGCGCTTGGTAAAGACACGGTAGAAGCTAGCTTGCAAGGCCAAATTGATGCACAGATCAACCCTGTGCAAGAGACTGGCGTTCCTTGGAGCGCGTAAATGGAATATCAGTCGCTCATTAACTCGGCGGCTGGGCTTGCCTTTACTATTGCAGGTTGGTTTGCAAGAGAAATGTGGTCTGCTGTAAAAGAATTGAAATCTGACCTGGCTAAACTGAGGGAGGAACTTCCAAAGACCTATGTGACCCGTGATGACAACAGAGATGACATCCGAGAAATAAAGGAAATGCTTGGCAAGATTTTTGACAAGTTAGACACCAAACAAGACAAATAACCCGAACGCTCTAGTTGAGGAATTGACATGGATGACAAAGGCGCTTTGATAGAAAAAATCACGTTTGCTTTGTTGCCATTGCTGTTTTCGTGCGTCGTTTATTTAATGTCTGCTTTGTCAAATTTAGCGCATGAAGTGACCATTCTGAACAGCAAAATCAGCCTTGTTGTTACATCAGACAATAGGCAATCACCAAACTCAGGGGCCGAGCTTGCCCGTGAAAAACTACGCCAAGATTTAGAAAAAGAAATTCAAAAAAATCGTGATGACATTGCAAATAACAGGCAAGACATAGCTCTCATTTACGAACGACTGAAAGGAAAATAATGGATTGGTTAAAAACTATCGCGCCCACCATAGCCACTGCGCTAGGTGGCCCTCTTGCTGGACTGGCGATTGAAGCTGTCAGTAAAGCAATTGGTATTGACCCCAAGGACGTTCAGTCCACGATCAGTGAGGGCAAGTTATCTGCTGACCAGATAATGTCCATTAAGCAGGCTGAGATACAAATGGCTGCTAGGGCAAAAGAGATGGGTCTTGACTTTGCCAAGTTGGGCAATGAAGACCGCAAATCTGCCCGTGATATGCAAGTTGCAACCAAGAGTTATTTGCCGCCCACGCTTGCAATTGGCGTAACCCTTGGATTTTTTGGCATTTTGTTTGGTTTGATGTTTGGTCAAATTGAACACGCGCCTCAGATTGACATTATGCTTGGCTCCCTTGGCACTGCTTGGACAGGCATCATTGCGTTCTACTTTGGCAGCAGCGCAGGCTCACAGGCCAAAGACGATCTTCTTCACCAATCTACACCAACAAAATGATTACTGTTGAACAACTGGCAAAGTTAAAAATCGACTCCGAATGGTTAGAGCCTTTAAACGACACATTTCAACGGTACGACATTAACACCCCCTTGCGGATGGCTGCGTTTATCGGGCAGTGTTCGCATGAATCTGGTGGTTTTAAAGTTTTGCGTGAGAACTTGAACTACAGCGCAGAACGGTTATGCAAGGTATGGCCTAGTCGTTTTCCTTCATTAGAAGCTGCTCAACCTTTCCACAGAAACCCCGACATGATCGCCGACAAGGTTTATTCTGGTCGAATGGGCAACAATGAGGAAGGTGATGGTGCTTTGTACATTGGGCGGGGTTGCATCCAGTTGACGGGAAAAGACTCCTACACGTTGGCTGGAGACGCTTTAAATGTAGATTTTATGCACAGCCCTGACCTTGTTTCTATCCCCAAATACGCGGCCCTAACAGCGGGTTGGTTCTGGAACAAACGGAACTTAAACAAAGAAGCTGATGCCAAAGACTATGTTGGCATGACAAAAAAAATCAATGGCGGCATTATTGGGCTTGACGATAGAGTCGCTCATATTAATACCGCCCTTGAAGTTTTGTCGGCATAACTTATTGTTTTAATTTCCACTCACGCTCAGAGCGTCCAGCGTTTGATTTAACGGTCTGGCCCGTGGGTTCGATAAAATGCAGTTTTTGCATTTCTGAAAGCCGCCTGGCGATCTGGTTGCCTTCAAGATTTGTCTTGTTAGCAATCCCGTCTTTGCCAAGTGGCCCATGCTTTGTTAAGCAGCCCAAAATAATATCGTAATGTTGTCCAGCAAAATCAACTTTGTCGGATGCTTCATAACTTGTCATTGGGTCATCTTTGCGAACTCGTGGAAATAAGTTCAAAGGGTGACCGCCAAAAATGTCTGATAGTTTCATAATTTGTCCTTAAAAGTGGCATACGTTGACCTGATAGGACGGTATGCCAGCGCCCCCTTTTACCCGGAGTGTGGGTCAGGCCATGTTTAGAAGTTTATATCGGAATCGTCTTTTGGAGTATCTTTTTCTCGCGGTTCGTTTACATAAGCCCATCCAGACCAACCGCCCTCCATCACCGGAGTAACGTCAATTTTGAGCATTTCACCGTTTTTTGTGTCAATGATGGAGCCGATACGGGTGTAGCGGTTCTTTTCCTGACCCTGTGCATTGGTGTATTTGCCAGTGATAACGGAGATTTCTTTAAGCAGTTTTGCCATTTTTTCTTTCGTTAAGGTTCTTAATTTTTGTTTCTAGCTCATCTAAAAACTCTTGGATTTCATATTCCAGCATTTTTACATAAATAGAGTCGAA